CTCGGTTACTGGCATTATATTCTTTTGCTCGCTTTGGTACGACCATTTTGCAAGATGCTCAACTTGCAGCATTTTTTGTTTTAACGCTGCCCATTCGTCTAAGTGGTCAAATTTCCACCGCCCGGCCCCGGCCCGGCACTGAATTTCAAATCCCATGTGCTGAAAGGTTTTCCCGTGCTTCTGCGCTTCCGATATTGCCTGCTGATGTATTTGTTCTTTGGCGGCTTTTATTTGCTTCTCCAATCGTGAGAGATGGCAGTATGCATCCAAAGCGGATGCGTTGCCTTCCTCAACATCAAATAAAACTTTTACAATGTCCATCATGGCTTCAATATTATTATTTCCTTGTAATTACCAGCGTTTACCCAATCAACCAGTTTGCCGAGCTTGTCGTGTGCCCAATCAGGGATGAACTTGCCTTCGCATTCAACCATTACTTTCGGGTAATCGTAAAGGCAGCGGCCAAGTCCGAACTGCACAGCAGCCCGTTTCATCGCATCACTGATGCCACCCTTTTCAGGCTCGATGTTGGTCTTGCTGGCACCATCTTCTCGGTAGATTGTGCGCTTGTCAATGGTCACTGATAAGCGGCAAATGAACCCGTTTGTAATTTCCCGGAACTCCGATGTCCAATTTGTCGGCCCAAAGGCTGCATCAAAGCGTTGCATCACACAACGATTGTTAATGTACGGAACGACAATTAACTTGCCAGTGCTTGTCTGCGATTGCACTCGCCATTCGATTTCCGATGGCAGAATAGGTGCGGTTAAGATTTCGTTCATTTTTTGGCCCTTTCAATAGTTTCAAAAATATCTGCAAGTGTCGGCAAAATTTCAGCAGGGATGCTTAGGACTTTTAAGCCTTCGGTTGTCGGGCTCCATTGCTGAAATAAATAAACGGTGTCGCTGTCATCTTCCCAGTCAATGCGGTAAATGACATCATCGTGTTCAAATTTGGCAGAGTAACTGCCGGTGTGTGTTACTGTTATCTTGGTTTCCATGTTGCAAATATAGTATAGTTTTTTATATTACAATAGTTTTTGTGAGATTTTTTTTATCAGGTCATCGGTCAGCAGTTGCGCCTTATATCCTTGCTTCGTGTATTTTTTGATTGTCTTTTCCACGGCAATCTCCGGCACTGGCTCAAAGGAGAGCATTTGTTCCTGCCAATAGACAACCGTTTTAAAACCACGTTCTTCCGTTGTCATAGCAAGCCGAAGGCCACATCAATCACTTGCTGCTCCTTTTTGCTTTTATAGGTGCTTTCTTTGTTTAGAGATTTAATCACGGTGGCATAGCTGGCCATTCCTTTGCAGGCATTTACCACTTGCATTTTCATACCTTTGCGGCTGTTTGCAATAAAGTGTTTTCGTTTTTCCTCGTGTGTCATAACTTGTGCTTGTAATCAGGGTTAATTTCTTTTTTCGTTGCGATTTTCAGCAGGATAAGATATCCGATAAGGTCATTGAGCGTATCTTCATCCGGTGCTTCCAATCCGGTTGTTTTGATGCGGCTCAATTTATCGTCAATGCGAACCAGCAACTGCTCGGTTGTGGATGCCTTGCTGAATATTCGTGCAGGTTCAAGGGCTGAATTGCCATACTTGACATTCTTTTCCACGAGCAACGTGCATAATTCATCGCAGGCTTTGATTATTTGGTTTTGCATTAGAATGGTAATTTCAAAATAATATTCTAAAAAGGTAAATCATCGGTGCCATAAGAAGCAGGCGCATCAAATGTGGTTTGTGGTGCTGCACTGACTTTTTGCTCAAATTTGTAAGCCTTTCCACTGCCAACATACACCGGGGATGCTTTCGCTTCTCGCTGTTCTTTGGTTTGACTTAGCTGCAAGGTGTGGGTTTCGCCAAATTTGCCCTCGCTTTTGCGTTCATTCAATACCAGTTTCAGGTACTTTTTTCCGTTTTTGCCCTCGCTGATAAGTTCCTTTGGAACATCGGAAAGGCAGATGTCAATAATAATCATATTGCTTTTGCTTTATTAAGTTGTTTACGTTTGTATGTGAGTATGTCCAAGTGTATTTTGGCTTCGTTGTGGTATTTAAAAATCAGCAGATTGTCAACGCAATCGGTGTATGTTCCAAATTCGGTTAGAAACTGCCAGCGGAAGTTGCGCCATTCCCGGATTGCAAAGCCACCATCGGGCAGCCGGGCAACGTGGGGTTGAAATGGATTGATGATTTTCACTTTGCAAATATAATAAATTAAATCTTATTTCCAAATATCAGTATCTTTTTTTATACTGAATGTAGAATAATATTTTTTGCATAAATTTCTATCCAAAATATATCCTTCAGTTCTTTCACCATCACCACATAATTCTGCGATATTGATTTTTTCTTTCAATAGAAAAAGGCGAAATTCAGGCAATGGCATCAAATAAAATACTTCCAAATCCGGATAATAGTAGACGAAATAATCTGCTTTTGAAGCATTGATGCCGCTTGGTTTTTGATTGCATGAAATTTCAATAAACATATTGCCAGTGGTAATACCTTTTTTAAATTCGTAGCGGTCGGTCTTTACTTCAAATGTGATTATTTTGCCATTAACATCTTGGCAGATAAAATCCCAATCTTTACCCTTACCTAAAAATTCTATTTTTTTGATTGCTCGCCTTAGCAAGAAATAATTGGCAATAACTCTTTCGCCCATTTCGCCCTGATTTAAATCATTCTTGAATTTTTCCATTTGATTTTCAGTTTACAAAGTTTTCAAACGCCAGTTTAATTTTGTCCAAATCTTCCCGGTACTTTTTATTTGTGTCTGCAAGGTCATTTACCAGCCGGGTGCTGTGCATCACCGTTGTATGGTGTCGGTTGCCACACATCCTACCAATAGCCTTCAATGGCATTGTGGTTTTGTTTCGCAGAAGCCAAAGGAATATTTGGCGCAGCTCTACGATTTCACGCTTTCGGGTGTGCAGTTTAACGTATTCTGCCTGATAGTAAGGGAACACGGATTTGATTGCAAGGTGAGCCGCTTTTGCGTACTCGTTGCTCGCACTTAGATTGTCAACTTTAAGCATCCTTTCCAGTTCAGCAATGCGCACCGCTTGGTGTTTGATTGTTTCTTTTAGGGTGTCAATTTCAGATACCCGGAAAGATGTCCTGATGTTGTTTTTCTTTGGTGGTTTTATTTTTATTCTCATGATTTTTTTTAAAATAGATATTCAACGGTGTTTCCTTTAAACTGGCATTTAAGCGTTCCGGTCATGCCGTTTCTGCACTTGCCGATAATTAATTCCGCATCTTCAATGGGATTGGTATTGCCGCCATTCTTTTGCGCTTCGTAATACTCCGGGCGGTACGGAAATAAAACCGTGTCTGCATCCTGCTCAATGGCTCCGCTTTCACGGAGATTGGAAAGTTTCGGCCTGCTGTTACCTTCCTCGGTTCCCCGGTTAAGTTGTGATAATGGCATCACCGTGCAGTTGCATTCCTTTGCCATCAATTTGCATTGTCTGCTGATGTATGCAATTTCCTGCTCACGATTTTTGCCCCCAGTTGCCTTTATCAATTGCATATAGTCAATGATTACCAGCGTTGGTTTGTTTTTCATTGTCTTCAGGCGCATTTTGATTTGGTCAATGTTCAGGGTGGTGCTGTCCTCAATTGTAAAATTGATTTTCAACTCCATCAATCCATCTGCCATGCGTTCAAGTTCGTAGTCGCTTACATCAGCATTGCGTACTTTAAGGTTATCAACATTCCCAAGTGATGAAAGTATGCGGTCTGCCAATTGTTCCTTGCTCATTTCCATGCTAAACATTACCACCCGGCCACCACGTTTGGCATGGGCTATTCCGATGCTGACTGCAAATGCTGTTTTACCCATACCCGGCCTGCCAGCAACAACCACATTCTCCCCGGCAACAAAGCCGCCAATGTATTTATCCAAAAAGGTGTAGCCAGTTGGGTGTCCAATTGTCTTTATTTCAGCCTTGCTGCGCTGTTCTAAGCTATCCAAACGCTCACCGAGTAATGGTAACAATTCAACCGCTTTGCCGCTTTCAACCAGTTGCAATTCATCCATCATTTTTTGGGTGCTACTGATGGTGTCCATAATATCTCCACCATCCTGCATTAATTTTACCTGATTTGTCATGCAGTCAATCATTGTTCTGCGTACAAATTCCTGATGGAGATATTGAACGTGCCGGGTTAAATCCTCAAATACTGCAAACTGGTTGCAAGTTGCTATTGCCACAGCAAGTTTTTTGTTTTTCCGCAGCACAGCCATATTGTCGATATATTCGTTTTCAATATACATGGATTGGATAATTAGGCAAAGTGCTTTAAGGTCATTGTCAATGAACCATTCTGCCCTTGTGGTGGCTGTATGTTGTAGCTGTTTACCTTGCAGCCATGTTCCGATGATAGTTTGTTCAGTCATTTAGGTAGTTTATTTTTTGGGGTTGCTCTTGTTTGAAAGGTCGAAGATATGGAATGGTGCTTTTAAGTTTGGTTTTCCAATTCTTAATTTTCTTTCCGTTGCCATCCATCCAACCATCGGATTTCCATTGCTCGTATTTGGCGGTAAGGGTAAATTCGTAATCAGGTGAAAGATTGGCATAAGCAATAAATTCTTGAAGCGTTGGTACTTTATTCTTAATTACATTTCTATTTACATTTTCATTTTCCATATGTGGGACATATGAATTAGATATGTTATTCATATCTTTTTTTGTTCTATTCTGCCTACGACTTTCGCTGTATGCTTTTCTTTTTTCAACTTCCTGATGCAAACGAGCATTGAAATACAATCCGTTTTCATCCTTTTCAAATTTGCTGAATATATCTTCATCATATGTTTTACATATCTTCAACATATCACGTTCCGATAAATGCCCCATTTGATGCTGGTAGCAAAGCAACTTAATATATTTACCGATTTGTTCATCACTCATTAAAGCGGTTCCGGTTAAAAAATCGGATGAGTAGAATAGGAATGCAGGGTCTTTGCTCATGACTTCAAGGTTAATTTTTTGCACTGCTGGTAATACATGATTTTCAACTGATGCTCGTCTTTTAAGAAGTCACGTTGAGCATCGGTAATTTCACCACGTTGGCAGCGGTAATCTTCGTACTCCTGACGAATTTGGAAATCTTCAATTTGGTAATCGCATTCAGCGACTGGTAATTTGGTTGGTTTGTAGAGGTTTATTTTTTCCATAAAAAAAACACCCACACTTTCAAAGGTTAGACCCGGCTCCAAGTTAGCCGACCTTTTACTCGCATGGGTGTTGTTTAGGGGGATATTCATTCTGCTTGGTATTCTCGGTAGGGGGTCTAATCCTATTTTTCCGATATGCAAACTTAAAAAAGAATTTTCAAATAAACAAATTAATCGTTGGAATAATCGGTTCTATCTGCCATATCACGCAAATCAATGGCTTCATCTTCCTGCCAGCGGATTTTGCATTCAAGGTACCACGACCATCCCTTTTCCCACTGGTTAAATTCTTCGCTGCGTAATGGGTATGGGTTGGTTCCATCGTGCTGCTGCCACTGATAACGCTTACAAGCGTGGTAGCCTTGTTCAAATATTGTGTTTTCCATGTTGTTATTTGATTATGAATTTTTTTGCCATAGATATTGAATAATTTCTTTCGCCAAGAGCGTTTCCACTTACAAAGTTTATAACTACATCTCTTTTAGGTGTAAATCTAACAACGATACCTGCAAGAATTTCAGGGGCATCAGTCCAATAAAGTTTGCTTCCTACTTCCAAATTTAGTTTTTGTTGCTGTTTCATGATGCAAACATAGTATAAAAAACTATATCTGCAACAATTTATGTAAAATATTTTTATTGAAGTTATCCACATTTTAACAAAATAGAACATTTACGAATAAACTTTGTGCATCAAAGCGCACACAAAAGCATATCTCAAAGGCATGGGTTACGATGTAGCCGATTTCATCCCGTGTGAAGTGTGCCATTCGCAGGCTGTGGACATTCACCACATCGAAGCCCGGGGCATGGGTGGCACCAAAAAGGTTGACACCATCGACAACCTGATTGCGCTTTGCCGGGAATGCCACATTAAGTTGGGTGACAAAAAGGAATACAAGGAATTTCTGCAAGATATTGTCAGCTCGAGATAAGATATTGACGGAAATTGCAACAAGCGACTGGATAAATCAAGTGGCCAAAAATATTGGCGGCAAACACAGCCCGGAGATGGTGCAGGAATTTATGTTGTATCTTTGCCAGCTGCCTGACCACAAACTTGAAGAACTCACCACCAAATACAACATCAAGTGGTATGCCATCCGCTCCTTTGTAAACATGATACACGGCAACACCCGGACACAATTTTTCAAAAACAATTTACGAATTTCCGAAACACTCCCTGATAATGTTGATACAATACCTGATGAAAGCCGACCCGACAAAGAGGTCATGTATAGCTTATTTGACACCATTAACTTTCAAAGCGTGGCAGTCAAATTCGACCGGGCCGAGTGGTATGTGGTCAGGCTTTGGGAACTTTATCAGCAGCATATCTCAATGGCCGCAATGGCAAAGATGACAAAAATCAATTACCGAGAAATTCAGCAAATCATCAACGAAATAAAAAAGCAACTCAATGATAATTACAATGCCATTATCGACTAACATTATAGCTCTCGCCTGCTTATGCGTAATCATGAGCCGCTATGTGTACCCACCCATTGTTAGTTTTATACTAAAAGTGGACAGCCGCAACCGGGATGCAGTCAAACCTTGGGAGTGTGGTTTCTGCCTATCTTGGTGGATGGGTTGTGCTGTTTGGATTTACCAGTTCGGAATATGGGGTGTGGCTTATGCAGCCATGACCGCAGTATGTGGGGCATTTATTGACCGCTACCTATGACCCAACAAGACAAAGCCATCTGCCTGCAATTAAAAGCGCACGTTGACCAAGTGAACCGCACCGGAACGCTGTCAATCCCACCGGATTTGTATGGGAAGATTAATGAAATATACAAGCGGAAACACGGCCGACACATTCCGGCCTGCCGTTCCTGCATGATTGATGCAATAAAGTCACTTTATGGAGAAGCAAATGGTTAAGATTATCCATTCCGGAAACGCAGGGGATTTAATTTACAGCCTGCCGGCCATGCGAAAAGCATCGGAAATCCACAACAACCCGGTGCATTTGTATCTTCGCATCAATGTAGCCGGGCAGTATGCCGGAATGAACCACCCTTTGGGCAATGTGCAGATGAACCAAACCATCGCAGAAATGCTGACACCCTTGCTGCTGTCAACTAAATTCATCGGCAAAGTAGAAATCACCGATGAAGCCGCAAAATGCGACTACAACTTTGACCTATTCCGTAAAATCCATAATTACAGCGGGCACATCAGCCAGTGGTATTTTCACGTTTACCCGGAGCTGACTTGCGACCTTTCAAGGCCAATTGATTTTAACCTTAAAAAATCCACCTCTGAATTTGACATCGTGCTGAACCGCACTTCCCGGTATCACAACCCCACTTTTGATTACAGCATCCTGAAACCATACCAAGACCGAATTACCTTTGTAGGGTTGCCGCAGGAATTTAAAGTCATCAGCGCAAAGCTTCCGGATATTAAATACCA